TGAGAGGGCATGGGGGCATAAGGAGTGAACCCAGGATTCTCTTGACAGCCGCGAGGCAAAAGGGGCAAATGCTGTTCGGTTCCAGGGAAGCGGACGAAAAGGGCATAAGCCGATGGGAGGAAGCGGGGATGCTGACAGTTGCGGCAATCCAGCAAGTTTTGCAGACGGCGGTTCCGGGGGGGCAATTTGTGCGCCATGATTTTGCGGCGGAGGACCCGGCGGATTGCACGTATGTGCGGGTGGTCGGCGGCAGCGAGCCTGCGGCAACGGCATCCGTCCTCCACCCCGGCGTACAGCTTATGGTGCGGGCGGAGCAGCCGGAGATAGCGGAGGAGCAGGCAAACCGGATTTTCCAGGCGCTGCATGGCAAGCGTGAATTCCAGGCAGGTCCGGTGCGCGTGATTCACTCCTTGGCGAAGCAGAACGCTCCCGCCTATACCGGCAAGGATGAGCAGGGACGGACGCTTTATCTGCTGCATTTTGTGTGGACCATCCCGTTCATGTAAGAAGGCTTGCCGACGTGCTGGCTAAGGGGCAGGGGAAGAGGAAGAGGAAGAGGAAGAGATCATCATTTTTACAAGAAGAGGACAGACGCTTACGCGCATGCGCAGGCTGGACTGATCCACATTCCAGAGGAGGAACTAACAGATGGCACAGAATGTTAGCAAAATCGAAATTGGACCGGCAATCGTGGAGTATGGCGAAGGTGCAGGTATGGTGAAGTTTGAGACGACGATCGGCGGGGTCGTGCTGACCACAGAAACAACGTACCGCGATCAGAAAACCGATCAGACAGGGGAAGTGGTAGTCGGCAAGCGTGTCACCGGCCGCAATGTCAATGTGACCATTCCGTTTGCGGAGTATCAGTTGAGCATGATCCCCGGCATTATGGCCGGCGCAGAACTGGTCCAGGGTGCAGGCGGCTCCAAGATCCGCATTACCACCGGTGTCGGCCTGAACCTGATCGATACCGCCAAAAAAGCCGTCATCAAGCCGCTCGCCAAGCTGAATGATCCGGATTTTTGGGTGACGTTGCCGCTTGCTTACAGTGAAACTGATCTGTCTTATTCCTATAACAATGAGAATGAACGGATCACCAACGTGACGCTCCGCGCTACGCCCGACAAGGACGGCGTCGTGCTGATTCTCGGCGACGATTCGATCAAGAGCGCTTAAGGAACAGAACGGTTAGCCGTTTGGAATAAGGAATAAGGAACAAGCAAGAAGCAAGAAGCAAGAAGCAAGAAGCAAGAAGCAAGAAGCAAGAAGCAAGAAGCAAGGGGCACGTTTGTCGTGCCTCTTTTTGTCTATGGCGCATCAACCCACGGAAATTCCCCACTATGTTCACAAAGGAGCCTGATCTATGCGTTTTAACAAACGATTAAACCCCACCGGCATCACCTTCGGCGCCGGGAGAGACAACCCAAAGGTGGTCCCTGTGCGCAAAATTACCATTGCCCAGTGGCAGGAGCTTTTTGGTGTTATTCAGCTTTTGCCGCAGCTTTTGATCTCGATCATGTCGGCGCCGCAATCGGAGCGAACCGGTTTTTTTGTGGTGGCGCTTCAGGAGTCGCTGGAGGACATCCTGCGCATTGTCGCGCTCTTGACTGGATTGGAAGAAGAATGGCTGCATGATAATGCGTCGCTGGACGAACTGGTTGCCTTTTTTACGGAGACGGCCAAGGTCAATAACTTCGGGGAACTGTTAAAAAACGTGCAGGGCGTCCTCAAGCTGTCGGGACTGAGCAAGGTCGCGCAGCAGGCGGACGCACTTTAACAGCAGCGCAATATTTTACGGAATGTGCGGTACGGCTGGGCAAAACTCAAGTTGCATTCGAAGAGGGGTATTACGTAATGGATCTCCTTGATGTGATGGAGGCAGCGGGGCGGGTTCACGCCGAGCGGGCGCTTGAGCAACTGAATACGGCGGTGATGGCGCAGGGGGCGCGGCCGGACGATTTCCGCAGCTATGCGGATGCGCTGCTGGAGCGGGCCAGAGGAGAGCATAACGAGCGCTCATCCCGCTTTGATGAAGCGGGCTTTCAGGAATTGAAGCAGCAGCTTAGGAACGGAAGGTAGGTGAGGACAAGATGAACGATCCGCAAGCGGCCTTAATTGCCCAACAGAGGTTTAAGGAAAGGCAGATTCAGGCTTTGTCAAAACCGGTAGAAGAATTCAAGGAAACGATTAAAGTGAGCAAGGAGATCGCCACCTCCTTCAAGGACCTGGAAAGCAAGCTCAAGGAGTTGGGGGCATCCGACAAAGAAATCGCCCGGATTAAAACGGCTCTGCGCCAAGCCAATCCGGACATGTTCAAGCAGCAGATCGCCGAGGCGGCGGAGGAGATGCGCAAGCTGGGCGCTACCGAAGCGGAGATTGCCAAGGTCACCGAAGGATTGGAAAAGAGTGCGGGGGCCGGCAAGCGGTTGAGCCTGCAAACCCTGATGGCCAACGAATCCTATAAAAAGCTGGCAGACGGCATGGTGTCGGTAATCACCAAATCGGTGGAAACCGCTGCCGCCTTCGAGCAGTCGATGGCCCGCGTTCAAGCGGTTTCCGGCGCATCGGGCGAAGAGATGGAGCGTATGCGTCAATCTGCGATTTCGCTCGGAGCCACGACAGCTTACAGCGCCAGCGAAGCGGCGACCGGTATGGGGCTGCTTGCCGAAGCGGGATACTCGACCGAGGACATCCTGACCGCGATTCCCGGTGTGATGACCCTGGCAGCGGCAGGCCAGATGGATTTGGCTAATGCAGCGGACGTGACAACGTCGCTTTTGCGCGATTTTGGGCTGACGGCAGGGGATACGGGACGTCTGGTGGATGTTCTGGCCAAGGCGTCTCAGGACTCAAACGGCACAGTTGCCGATTTCGGTGCAGCGCTGGCAGCCGTTGCTCCAATGGCGTCCGGTATGGGCGTGAGCCTGGAGGAAACAACGGCGGCGCTTGCCGCGCTTGGCGATGCCGGTTTAACCGGCGGTGCAGCGGGCGGCCAGTTGAAGGAAATGCTCGAGACGCTCAGCTCGCCGTCCGCGGAAGCGGCCGCCAAGCTGCAGGAGTTGGGCGTTTCCGTTAAGGACAGTACCGGTCATTTGCTGCCGCTTGGCGAGATTATCGGCCAGCTTGAGACTTCTTTTTATGGCCTGTCCGAGGCACAGCAGAGCGAAGCTGCTTCGATGCTGGTAGGCAAGAATGCCGCCGCCGGTCTGCTCACCCTAATCGAGAATGGCTCAGGCACGTTTGATGCTTATACCCAGTCTTTGCAAAATGCGGGTGGAACGGCAGCGGGGATGGCCTCCACGCAAATGGATACCTTCAAGGGTGCAGTGGAGAGCCTGAAATCGGCGCTCGAAGGGGCGGGCATCATCATCGGCGATGCTTTGCTCCCGGCGATCCGGATGGTGGCCGAGTTTCTTACCGGGTTAATCAGTATTTTTAACAACATGGACCCTGCTCTGCGCAATGCCATCATTACGTTTGGCCTGGTGGCAACGGCGATTTTGACGATTGGATCGACCATTACCACCCTTTCTGCTGCAATGAAGGTTTTGGGGATTGCCATCAATACCAGCTTTCCACTGATCGGCGCCATCTCGCTGGTCATCGGCGGACTGACGGCGGCGGTTGCTTATTTTAGCAAGAAGTCGCATGACGCGGCGGAAGCGGTGAAGGAGCATGAGGCGGCGCAGCAGGCGCTTAATGAGGTATTGGGCAAGTCGCCGATGTCGCGGACGGTCGAGGATTTGGAGGAGCTGCGCAAGAAGTCGGCAGAGCTTGCTCCTGTGTTGGCTGAGCAGAAGCGGCTGCAGGATGAGTTGAATGAGATTGAAGCGGCAGGTAAGAGCGGGGATTTTTTTACCACAGCTATGTATGCAGATGCTTTTAAAGCGAGAGAAGAGCTTGAGAAGGTCAACAAAGAAATCAGCTCCATGGGATACGACAATGTTGCCGAGGCTACGGTCAAGTATCAGGAGATGACAGACGCCATCCAGGCTTCTGCCAATGCCCTGATGGATGAACGCAAAGCGGAATTGGATACCTTGATTGCCCGCAAGAATAAAAATGAAACAATGGCCGATACACTGGCCCTCTATAAAACGTTGACGGAATCGGGAAAAGAGGATGCCGCTACAACAGCCAGGATTAACGAGGCGGTAAAAGCGCTCAAACAGGAGTACCCGGATCTCCAGTTCAGTATGGATGCCAACAATCGGGCACGTATCGATAATATTGATCTGGTAGGAACGCAGATTCAGGCCGAGAAGGATTTGATGAGACAAGCGATTGTGACGGAAAATCAATTCTTGCAATCGCAGCAATCCATGCTGAAAGCCCAATACGATTCCGTCTCCAAACAAATCAGCAACTATATAAAATTGGCGGAAGCGATGGAACTCACCAGTGGCGCCAAGCCAGGCACATTCGGCGCACTGGCGGCGCAAGAGAAGCCGAAATCGCCTTATGGACTTGATTTTGGTTCCGGGGCTGCGTTTTTTCAGCCTCTTTCTAAAGCCTTAATAGACGCGGATAAAGCGAAAGCAGAGCAGGAACTCGTCAAAGTCAATGATGCATGGAAAGAAAATGGCAGAAAAATGGATTCCCTAAAAGGTTTGTTGAAGGTATTGGATAAAAGTGCTTCGGGCGGACTAGCTGACGGCCCAGGATCAAAAGAAACAGAAACAGGCGGAGGACCAGGTGCAAAAGGTTCCTACTCCCGCAATGACAGCAAAACACCGGCCCAACTTAAAGAAGAGGAGCGCAAAAAGAACTATGACAGCGCGCTTTCGACAGCTAATTTTGAGGCGGAACTGAAGGATTGGTCGGCGGGCGAGAAGCTTGCGGCTTACCAGAAAATCAGCAAGGATCACAAACAGCACCTCAGCGAGAGTTTGGACGATTCCCGCACCATGCAGCTGCAAATCAAGCGGCTTGAGGAGGATAGTCTTCGCTCCAATTATGCCTTTTCCACCGATTTTATTGCTAATGACCAGAAGCGGATGGAGAAAGCGGGGAAAACTGAGCGGGAGATGGCCAACCAGCGCCTCTACCTGTGGGGCAACGTCCGCAAGAAATACAAGGCTGACACCGAGCAATACAAAGCAGCCGATGAAGAGATGCGCAAAGCTCGCCAGGATATCGCCCAAGCCGTGAACAAGGAGCAACAGCAGAGCTTCGACAAGCAAGTGAAACGGCTCGAGCACGAGATGGATGCCCTGAAGGACAGCGGCAAGACGGAAGCGGAGATTGCGGCCTACAAGCTGGCCAAGTGGACCGAGCTGCGCGACACCTATACCGGCAATGCAGCGTTGTACAAAAAAGCAGACGACGAAATCTATTCATCGCGCCGCAAGCTAACGGAGACCTTGCGCAAGGAAGCCGAAGACATGGTAACCAAGCAAAAAGCCGCCATCGCAGAGGAGAAAAAAGCTGCCCTCGATGCGATTGAGCACCGCCGCAAAGCAAACGCCGATGCGATTGACGATCAGATCCGCGACCTGCAAAAGCTGCGGGATGCCCATAAAACCGCCAATGTCGATGCCGATTACGAGACGCAGCTTGCAGAGAAGAATGCCCGAATCGCGGAACTGGGCTCTGCGGTTGGCCCGGAGGGCATCGCCGAACGGGAGCAGGCGATCAAGGAACGGGATCGCATGGTGCTGGAGCATGAACGCGATCTGGCCGACCGGTCACTGGAAGCGCAGCAGCAAGCGTTGCAGGAGCAGAAGAATTTGAACGACCTGGCGGCTCAGCAAGAGAAGGATGCCGTAACGGCTTCCTACGATGCCTTGCTCCAGGTATTTGAAGGATTTAAAGGTGATGTTACCACCCTGCAAGCGGCGATCAATGCTTTTCGGATAACGGACACGGGAGCAGCAAATGCACAGATTTTGACGGAGCTGGATGCATTCGTGGTGTCCTACAACCAGAAGCTGCTGAATATGCGGGCGATGGAGATTGCTGCAGATGAGGCGGAATATAAAGCCAACGGCGTAGCCTGGAACAAGGCCAAGGCGGCGGGCGATCAAGCGATGATGGACTATACGCATGAACGCAACCAGGCGCTGCGGGACAAATACGGCAACAAGACGGATACCGGCTATCTGCAAACCATGCGCGATGGCGGTGTAGTGCAAGGGGTGAGCGGCCAGCCTGTTCAGATCCAGGCCCATGCAGGTGAGATGGTGTTTAACCCGGGCCAGCAAGCGGTACTGTTCCGCTTGTTGACGCAGCCGCTTGCCTCTCTCGGCTCGCTTCAGCCGGTTACGTCTGCGACTACAATTAATCAGCATTTTGATCTGTCGATGGACAAGGTGGAGATTGCCGACAAAATGACAGCGGAATCGGTTTACATTGAACGGGAACGAATGGCGCGGCGTCTGGCGGCAGCGGGGGTGAAAGCATGAGCATGTACGATGTGCGGGTGAATGCAGTCAGCGTCCGCAGCATAGGGGTTGCGCTGTTTGAACGGCGATTGCCGATTCTGCCCTCCGAGCGGGGGAACACGCTCGAACTGGCCGGCCGGGATGGCTCGCTTGATTTTGGCGGTGGGTATGGTGCACGTTCCCTGGGTTTGACGTTTGAGATTGTGGCCGCTCCCGCCGACTATCATGGCACATTGGCGCGGCTTGCGCGCATGTTCCATGCCCGGCGGGGCGAGCTAACGCTGGAATTCAGCGATATGCCGGGAAAATACTACCGCGCCGTCTACGCCGGGACGTTATCGCTGAATGCGCAGACGGGCAGCCGTCTGGTGGATGTCGAGCTGCGGATGAATGACCCGTGGCCATCCAGCGGTGAAGTGGTCACCGAGTTTACCATTACGGCAGACCCGCAGAGCGTGATCATCACGAGCGCCGCAGACGTTCCGGCGGAACCGCTCATTACCTTGACTAATACGGGAAGCAATGTGATTCGCGGCTTCACGATCACCAACGAGTATCCAATTGATTAACGGAGGATGACAATATGGCGATGCAAATTTCGAATTACCTCAGCGCCGCGCTTTTGAATGAGGTGCTGCGCAATACAGCCTGGACGGGACCGGCGACGGTTTATCTAGCCCTGTATACATCTGACCCGACGGCAGCGGACACCGGCACGGAGGTCAGCGGCGGGGCTTACGCCAGGCAAGCGATTGCGTTTGCAGCACCAACGCTGGTTGCCGGAGCGCAGACAGTCGTCAATAGCGTAGAGGTGGCTTTTCCGGTGGCGACCGCGGATTGGGGTCTTGTTACTCACGTCGGCTTACGTACGGCGGCTACGGGAGGTAACCTCCTATTCACGCGTGCACTGGATAACCCGCGCACGATACTATCCGGCGATCGTCCGCGCTTTTTAGCGTCGAGTACGAGTGTCAAATTTACGCAGTAAAAGGGGGAACGGACAGATGGCGCAACAACCCATGTACCCGGCCGTCGCAAACAGCCCGCAAACGGAGTTGAGTGCGGCGATTACAGATGCCGCGACAAGCATCGCCGTTCTGGACGCGAGCAAGCTCCCGGCCGGGCCGAACATTGCGACGATCGGCGTGGACGAGACGGCGGAGACGATCCGGTATGCCGCCATAAGCGGGAATACGCTGACGGGTGTCACGCGAGGTTTCCAGGGTGCGGCGAAGGTATGGATGGCCGGGGCAAAAATAGCCCGTAACTGGACAGCCTACGATGCGGATGCCCTGCGCGAGAATATGCTCGGGTTAATTGATTTTTTGGCCTACATGCCGATTAACGGCGGCGAATTTGACGGCTTGGAGCCGGGTGGACCGTTAATTGACGGCGGCACTTACTAAGAGGAGGCAGAATAGATGGCGACAATTAAATTTAAACGCGGTTTGGCTGCGAATGTACCTGCTTTAACTCTGCAAGCCGGTGAACCGGCAATTGCAACGGACACCGGGAAATTGTATATCGGGGATGGCGACGAGAAGGTACTGATTAATCCCGACAATGTCCCTTCTGCGACAAAGTTGCAAACCGCGCGAACGATCAGCCTGAGCGGCGATGCGTCCGGGGCGGCTTCGTTTGATGGAGCGGCCAACTCGCAGATTACAGTAGTGCTCGCCAATAGCGGTGTAGCAGCCGGTACGTACACCAAATTGACGGTTGACGCCAAGGGGCGGGTGACCTCCGCCGGACAGCAGACGGCAGCGGAGATCCCCGCCCTGACGCTTGCCAAGATTACGGATGCCGGGACTGCTGCCGGTAAAAATACCGGTACAGCCGCCGGAAATATTCCCGTTCTGGATGCAAGCGGCAAGCTGGATGCCGGAATTTTGCCCGCTATTGCGATATCCGACACCTTTGTAGTAGCCAGCCAAGCCGCTATGCTCGCTTTGACGGCAGAGGTGGGCGACCTGGCGATCCGAACGGATCAGAACAAATCGTATATTTTGCGCACGGCGGGCGCTTCCACCCTCGCCAACTGGCAGGAATTGCTCGCACCAACTGGCGCGGTCGCATCCGTTGCGGGCAAGACCGGGGCGGTAACGCTGACGGCATCCGATGTGGGGCTTGGCAATGTCACCAATGAAAGCAAGGCGACGATGCTCTCAAGTGCAGCCCTTACCGGGACACCCACCGCACCTACGGCTGCGACGGCGACCAATTCCACGCAAATTGCCACCACCGCTTTTGTAAAGGCACAGGGCTATATCATGAGCAGCGGCGATGTGGATGGCGGTACATTTTAAAGGAGGGCGATATCGTGGCCAATAGAATTCAATTCAAACGCGGTGTAAAAGCCAGCTTGCCCACTCTTTCCGTAGGCGAGCCCGCGATTACGACAGATAGCAAGGAATTTTACATCGGCTCGGCAGCGGGGAATATGAGTGTTGCAATGGACACCGATATGCCCAGTGTTCCAGTTGTCCTCTCACCGGGTGTTCAGACGATCCGGGTGGATCGCACATCCCGACTGGCCCATATCGGGTTTAAGGGGCGTACGCTGGTTAATTTGTTGGGACGGGAGGGTAACTGTGAATCCATTTCCTCATGGAGTGTGGTTGGGACCAGAGCTATAGACTCTACTGTAAAAACATCTGGTTCCAATTCAATTAAGCTCACCTTATCCGGTACCAATGGAAATATCAATCAACTTGTCTCCACTTTTGTCGTGGGAAAAAAATACGTTGTGGTGGCAGATGTAAAGAATGGAA